CCGACTACAACGAGTCTGACGTGTTCTACAATGATAAAAACAATGTACGGATCACCTCAAATGAAGACACTGGGGAGCAGACGATGATCCAAAAAATCAGTGTCGTCAAGGAGGACTTCAAGTGCGACCCCCTCGATGTGAGGGTGTGCATCGCTCGGGAGATCCCCACCTCTGGGGAGTATGAGATGGATAGGAAGAGGACTAAGATGCGCCATTCCTTCGTGCGCAAGAACCTGAGCATCGACATGACAATCTCTTCGGGGGACAACGTCGACATGGACTCAGAGGAGGAGTCTTCATACCAGATTGAACTTGAGATTGTGAAGCCGGGGGACGTGGACTCCGTCTACAAGTTGTTCAACATCATCAACAAGGTGGCGGACCTCGTGAAAATTATGTGAACCTAATATATGTTAGTCGTAGTGACTGTCACTATTTTAATAATTATATCAGTCGGTATTTTTATGATGTATAGACCCAGACCCACTACCGAGAGTGATGCCGTAGTTGGAATTGATACTGAGAGTGAAAGTGAAAAACCGGGACCCATCCCTAAGAAGGTGTCCCAAGTCCAAGATTGTAAAGGTAAGTGGGGACCATGGTCTGAATGTAGTTCAAGCTGTGGTATGCATGGTGCCGACAATAGCAACAGATTGGGTACACAAAAACGGGAGTGGATTGTAACCACACCCGCAAATAATGGTGGTAAGGCTTGTGTATACGACATCGAAAAAGATGGATACAGGTCTTGTAAGGGAGCTAAAGGTTACTGGGGACCCTGGAGTCAATTTTCTCCCGCGACTGCGAAAAATGGCTGTGTCCGAAGCCGTACTAGAAAAATGATAATAACAGACCTAGGTGATATGCCAAGTAATTATGTATGCCCCCGAGACGTTGAAAAACATCATTGTCCTATGACAAGGAGTTATCCCCCGCGTTGTATACAATGTGGTTAGTGTTTTTTTCTTACCTTAATACATGTTCTACATCATAGCGGGTATAATTGTGTTTTCAATGATCTACGAGAAGACTGTCAGGTCGGAGGAGGTGGATGTTTCTAAAAACTTCTATCTGAGCCAAGGTATGTCTAAGAAGATGTACAATCGGATGAGGGGGGACGGGGTTTCCGGTCAGGAGTTAAAAAAGTTCGTGCAATTGGAGGATAGGTTTCTCCAAGTTGAACGAAATTCAGTGTGTTCGGGGATGCCCCGCTTCATAGATGCCCTTACGCTTTCAGATTTAATAAAACGAACGTTCCCAAAGTATGATTTTTCCTATCACACGATACATCTCAAACAAACTGCGGAACCTGAAAAGATTATAAACAAGAGCATAAAGTGCTGATCATCTTCTTGTGCTTCGGGCTATCAATTCTGGTATAATTGTCCAGAATATACATAATCAATCTATTATCATCCTTCCTGTAATAGTCGTTAAACTCTATTTCAAGTAGGCTCTTATGTTCTTTACCGTTTCTCCCAATTCTAATATAGTCGGCTGCCACGTAGATTATGCCATCTAGAAATTCCTCCCTAGCCATCTCCATCCAGGAGTTTGTACGGGTCCCCCATGTCCGTGTATCATCATTTACCCGGACACCGTGATTATACTTTCTCAACCCTAGTTCCAGCCGGGAAAGAAGTTCTTCCGCGGGCGGCTTTGGCGACAGTGTTCCACTTCTTTCGTGCATTATTTACATTCATATTAGCTCTAAACTTTAACCAATATTTTCTGTAGTCATCCAACTTCTTTTTGGTTGGGGGGTTCTTTTGGTTCATGGCGTAGTTTGCAACCGCGCGACGATATGAACTTTTCAAATTATTGGCGATACCTGTAACGTTTGCGGTGTTCATGTAAAACTTCTTTTCGAGTTCCCTCTTTCTCTGCATTTTCCACTGAGAAACCATGTTCTTTTTGATGGCATCGACATCCTTCTTGAAAGGGACACCCTTTTTGTTAACCTTTGAAATAGAGTTTATTTCCTTCTTAACATTTCTCACATCCTGGTTCAGGGAAGGTTTATATCTCTTCATCCATTTGTCCCCATAAAGTTTGATGAGATCCTTTCGGATAGAGTTATCATTGAGTCGTCTCTTCCTAAGAGCGTTTTGTTGAATCATAGTCCGCTCCAAATTTGCCGCAAAGTTATTATTGTTATTGTTATTGTTGCTATTTGGGGACTTTGGCTTTGGCTTTGGCTTTGGCTTAGCCAGTTCATTCCGAGCATTTTCAATCTTCTTACATATAGAAACTTTGGTTTCTTTGGGGTCTATGGCTATGTTTAGAATAGTCGCGACACGGACAAGTTCCTTTTTCGGATAATCGATGCACGTTTTTTTACCAACGCGGAATTTAGAACCTGTACCCGTGAGACGCACATTTTTACCACTGTTCTTAAACGTGACGTTCTTTTTGTTATTTTTGGCTTCAATCTTTTTACATATCTCCACCTTCGATGTTTTTTTGGTTATGTCTACGATACCCATCTTTTTGGCCATGTCTAGGAGTTCCGCCTTTTTGAGACTCACACATTTTTTTGCACCAATCATGAACACGAGGGCGCGGGTTTGACGCCCACGTGGTTTGGTCGCTTTGGTGGGTCGAGCACGGGGCATTGTGATTTTCGTCGTCGTCTTTTGAGCCTTTTTGGGGAATACACCTGTCACATTGATGAGTCTATTTTGATATAAAATCTGGATAAGTTCCCCACCCGCATTGTAGGCCTCCATCATGTCCTTGGGATTCTTAGCTCCCGAAATCTGTATGTTTCCAGATTTGGACAGAATGAACTTATGATTCTTGAATGTCATGTACAAGAAGGGAGCCAACTCGGGTTCGTAGGAAACGTAGGATATTTCATACTTATTTTGAAGTCTCGCGACTTTCACCATGTCCGTGATTATACCGTTGAACATAAAGGTTCCGCTGAGATTGTTGTACTCGAATGGATTGTACAAGAATTGTTGTTTTTCTGTGTACTTGTCTATGACGAAATTTCGAATAAGCTCAGCTTGATTGGAAATATCACTTCCAACGAAGCCCCCTGAAAACCGAATCTTACCGTTTCTATAGATGTTCACGGTGCCTCCCTTAGATTCCACATCATTAGAGATTTTCAATTTGATTTGGACTGTAGAAAAGTTTAGGTTTATATTTCCCTTTGGTCCGTAATTTTTTGTGTGAGAAAAACCAGTCTTAAATTGACCGTACACACCGCGAAGGTCTTCGGTGTCTACATAAAGACCTTCACCAATGGGAGTTCGACCAACTGGTGGTCGCATAAGTATGGCTTTAAGATCTACACGATTACCTGGTCCAAAATTCCTGTTTACAGTGGCATTAAACATCCCTAAATTTAACTTACTCAAAGTGACAGGCACAACTTCTGGCGCACCCACCTCATTCAAAAAATTTTTCATTCTATTTTCGTTATTCATAAATTCAGAAAATTCACCATATTTGGTATCGTTTACAATGTTTCTTTCTAGACGGGGGGGGAAAGAAGTATTACTTGGTGTGATCTCAACACCAGAACTTCGTATAAATTCCCTGGCCTGTTGGCTCATATTACTATTGGTGAGTATTTTTTTTAAAAGTTGTCTGAGAACTCCACGGCGTCTTCGGAGATTACATCCAACCCATATATAATTGGCTGCTTGGGGTAGGTCCTACCCTTGTAGGTAACAACTTCGTCCCTGACTTCAATTTCCCTAGAACTGAACGGACCGGCGTAAAAGTCCTGGTTGAACTTGGGCTTCCCGAGGTTGTTGGCTTGGCAGTGTTGATTGAACACCACTATAAACATCTTCTGTGGGACGAATAGGTCTGCACCAAAGTTGACGTTTGTAGACTCTAGGAAGTTCGTCAGGGTACTCGCAACCATCGCCACCTGCTTTTGAATCTTCTTGAAGTAATCTGGTACCACATTCCAAATGTCTTTGTCGTTAAACTTTTTGGAATAGTCGTGGTAGGCCCTAATGCACTTGTACAAAATGATGGGTAACTCCTTGTCAAGCTTCTTGTCCAACTGGGGGTCTGCATCCTGAACCTGTTTACTGAAGTTCCAGGGTAGAATGCGGCGGAGAACGGAACCGGAGTTATCCTTCCAGTTTGGGACTTCGTTACCACCCAAGACCCCTGGGACTTTCCACTCAAACGACATGGCAGTCTTGTTCTTCACCGCGATGGAAACATCTTCCCCCGAAACGATGGACTGGAACTCCGCTTGTTCTAGGGCCAGGTCACCTTTGACCTCTGGGGCGATGAACATGAAGGAGTCCTTAATGGCCGAGAGTCCAAACTTCTTCTCGATGTTGTTCGAGAGGGTCCCAACGTCTTCACTCTCGTAGAACTTCTTGAACACCTTGGTGATGAGGGTGGACTTTCCAGATCTCGCGATACCCTTGAAGAATGGGATAACCTGCCACGAATCCATATCGTTCACATCGAAGCAGAGCCGACCACCCATGACATAGGCCCAATTGCAAACTTCCTCCTCGAATTTCTGGTACCTCAGTACACTATCAAAGTAGGGGGTTGGGATGTCCTGCCACCTTTCGATATCCGGGAAGTCATCAAACTGCTGGTCAAAGTACTTACACGCCACAATGGTGGGGTCGAGGCACATGAACTCCTTACTCTTGTAGGGATAGAACCGACAATCGTACACATCTTCCGCGATGTACTGTTTACCAACGAATACACCGTTTCTAAAGGACCAAACGTGTCGTCTCTTCTCAATCTGTGGAAATTGGTGATCGACACACTTTGACACATTTTCAATTACATCCCTGAACACTGAACCTCTACTCGTGAAGTTTTTCCAGTTGTTGAAGTCGTCATCCTTCTGTGAGAGGGAGTGTACAAAGTCCTCGATAGTAAACTTTGGGTTCCACGCACGTGTTCGAAAGCCTTCGATGGTCTTAATTTCTTCACAGCAGAATCCCTTGTATCTCCTGTACCCAGACTTATAGGTTTGGTCAAGAGTGTAGAGCAGACATTTCTGGAAGGGGGTGGCACTTTCAATCTCGTCTTCATCCATAGTAGAGGGATCTGCACTTGTGACAATTTGGGGCATCGCAGTGGGGTTGACGACACGCTCAAAGGATGTATAATGCCGTCGGATATTTTCATACCCATCATTTACCTGTTTGAAAATATTATTGACCCTTTTAATGATGGGAACTTCAATGTCGTCCGATTCCTTTTTGTGAACACCAATTTCCCTGATATAGTTTTTCAGGTCAGAAAGAAATCTCCGATGTCTATTTTTGATGTCTTTGATCGCGAGTATATCTATCCTCGAGGGATCTGGGTTCCCTTCAACACTGAAATTATCTGGGTGAATGAACTGTCTGTACCCCAACTCACGGGCGTTCCTGTAATCACCCGTCCTCAGATCCCACCGAAATTCTAGGGAGTCAACGGTCCTATATATTTGTTCCAAGTTCATCGAACGGATTTGTTGCTTATGAAGTTCCGCCAAAGCCTCATAAGTGTTGGGTTCCTTGTCGATGAAGTGGGTTTCTTCCATTTATATTTACAGTACTTTATTCCTTAAGCAGTTTGAAGCTTACTCAAAATCTTTATGAGTATTTTATTTTGGTTTTGTAGTTGGATACCAATGTTGACTAGGGCTGTACACACTGTATCCCCCTCTGGGGTGGCGAGTAGGGAACCCATAAATTCCACCATGTCAATTCCCTCCTCGATTTCTTGATCTTCAAAAAGATCCTCTTCGGTTTCTGTGTCGGATATAATTTCTCCTTCTTCGATCTCAATTTCTTCTTCAGGCTGGGACGACATTTAAACTTGACTGAGAAAAATTGGATCGCGAAATTTCGCAGAATTATTTTCTCTGCCTATAGTACAACAACTCTCAAAATGGCCGGTGGTCTCATGCAACTCGTAGCGTACGGCGCCCAGGATGTTTACCTTACCGGTAACCCTGAGGTGACCTTCTTCCAGGCGAAATACAAGCGCCACACCAACTTCGCGATGGAGAACATCGAGCAGACCGTCAACGGTACTGCCGCGAACTCCGGTCGCGTGTCCGTCACCGTTGCGCGCAACGGTGATCTCGTCGGTGACATGTACATCGAACTCGAGTCTGACATTGCGGCGACCAAGACTGCTGATGCGGGTGACTGCAACTTTGTCGCGGAGCGTGCCATCAACAACGTTGAGCTTTCCATTGGTGGTCAGCGCATCGACAAGCACTACCAGAAGTGGTGGCGCATGTACTCCGAGCTTTACTTGGACGAGTCCAAGAAGGCCACCTGGGGTAAGATGACCACCGCGGCGGACGGCAAGACTGTCTACCTCCCCCTCGTCTTCTTCTTCAACCGCAACCCCGGTCTCTACCTCCCCCTCATCGCCCTCCAGTACCACGAGGTCCGCATCGACTTCGACCTCGCCTCCGACATGGAGACCTTCCTCAACAAGTCCGTCTTCAAGGTGTGGGCGAACTACATCTACCTCGACACTGAGGAGCGTCGCCGCTTCGCGCAGAAGGGTCACGAGTACCTCATCGAGCAGGTCCAGCACACAGGCACCGACACCGTCACCTCCGCGGCGACAAAGCAGGTCCGCCTCTCCTACAACCACCCAGTCAAGGAGCTTGTCTGGTGCTTCTCCAACACCGCGTCCAAGAACTCCCTCTGGAACTTCACCACCGCGTCTGTTGCCACCAACATCGTCCTCGAGTCTGACCAGACTGCCATCGAGGCGTCCAACGCCTTCGTGCCCACCGCCCTCGCGGGTGCCCCCATGGTGCAGGTCGGTACCGGTGGTGGTGACACCGCCTTCACTGAGGAGGCGGCGGGTCCCCTCGACACCTTCAAGCTTGTCCTCAACGGCCAAGACCGCTTCAAGGAGCAGAAGGGTAAGTACTTCAACCAGGTGCAGTCTTACAACCACCACACTGGCTCTCCTTACCCAGGCATCTACTCTTACTCCTTCGCTCTCAAGCCAGAGGAGCACCAGCCAACTGGTACCTGCAACTTCTCGCGCATCGACAACGCGCAGGTTGCGGTCAAGATGAACACCGCGAACGATGCGACCTCCATGCACATGTTCGCGACCAACTACAACGTCCTCCGCATCCAGTCCGGTATGGGTGGCCTCGCGTTCTCGAACTAAATTGCTCGTATAAAACCATCAATTTCAAATTTCAAATTTTAAGATATTCAAGTATCTTAAAATGTGATAAAGACTAACCACTATTGATTATATATGTTGGCCATAGGTCAAACATCAATTCTGATATACGCCATCGGAAGAAAACGCACCTATCGACAACGAAAAAAGGCTGAGAAAAAACCATGTATGAAGAACGCCGACACACTTTCATGTGCAATTCGTCATACAAGATGTTTGGGGTGTCCGTATAATAACTTTTTTAGACCCGATAGGCCCCCGTTTCCATCTAAGGTGAATGAAAAATAATGGGTTTCCGTGTGAGTTGCCAAATGTGTTCGACAATTACTGATGCACCCAATCCCGTGAGTATTTCATTATCGTAGGTGTATCCATAGCCTATCACAATCGCTCCCCATACAAATGCTAAAAAATCGGTCATAGGACTGGCGATAAAACTACAATTTTTGTCGGTAGGAATTGATTTTTCCATCATACGATAATATGCTGTCCCTACGAGTAAAGAAATTAAAATCGCGGTGGTGTGTTTCATTAATATAAAGTAGTTTATTTTTTACGAAGTAATAAAATAGCTAGACCAAAACCGAAAACCAGTTTTTTCCTGATTCTCCTCACAAAGTTTTCTCGATTTCGTCCTTTAATTTTGTGATGAACATTTTTAAGAGCGTTACATA